TATTACAAGTTAATTGTTCGGAATTACTAAATTCAACTTGAGAATTATTTACCGTACTTGTACTCAGATAATCAACATAAAGAGTTAAATTTCCTGTATCAGAATTTGAACCCAATAAAACTTCTTTTACATATGCCGTTACACCAGAAATCAATCCTGTAACCTTTGTCCCAATCAATTGATCAGCATATGCAGATACAGGAACTCCCTGATAAGTATTATTTAATTGAACACCAAAATATTGTCCTTGATACGTAGTATTACCAGGAATTACTTTTGTACCTTCTTTAAAGAAGTGTTGTCCAAATTGTTCTATCTGGTTTTGTAAGATAGACTGTGTTGTAGTTAATTCCCGTGCTTGAACTGGAAAACCAGGTTTAAATAATACCTTATGAAAATCATTGGAGGCACTAAAGTCATCAAAGTACGGAGCTACATTTAGATTCGTTTGTTGTGGCATAATTCTTTAAGTATCCGTTAGAACTGCAAAATGACTTTAATGTCTTCTTTTTGGTTGGATGATCTAGTAATAGAAGGTCTATTATCAACGTATATAATATTTCCTGTGTATTTTTCAACCTCTGGACTGGAGATTCCATTCGTAAAGGCTTGACCCAGGTAATAGGTTCTATTATTTATTACGGTACTTATACCGCTAAATGATGATTCTATAGAAAGATTCGAAACAGTAGAATGATTAATATCCAATGATCCTGGAGAAGTTGGATTACTTGTAAAATCTACCAATTCATACCCATAAGTAGGGTCGGTTTGAGCAGTGCCAACAGTATTAAATCCTGCAAGTGTTCTATCTTGCCAATACTTTAATACTCCAGTAGTTTGGTCATAACTAACCACTCTACCCACCGCAGTAGAACCAGCAGCAACTGTTTGTGTTACTTCACCATCAAGAGTAAATACTGCACTACTATAACCAACACCTGTTATCTTTAACGCATTTAAGGCACTTGCTTTATCTGCTTGTAATATAGATGTTGGTGTAGATTTAGGATTTTCTAAAATACCAATTCTTGCAAATTCATTTCCCGTCACAAAGTCTGGATTTTCTGTATCGTTTTCAATTCTTGAATATATTAAAACATTATATGCTCCAAGTTCTCTATAAATGTCCTTTCCATGACCCCCTTCAGGAGATATAATAACATTAAATGCGGGAATAGTAGTTCCAGATGGAATACCACCAGCAGCTAAATCAAGATTTCCGTAGGTATATCCAGAACCTTGACTAGAAACAGTTACAGAATCTACTGTTTGGTCATTGTTAATTACTACAGTTGCTTCTCCCCCAGTACCATTTCCTTTAATAGGAACTCTGGTATATGTTCTATTTGCTGTACCAATTCCAACACCACGATTTGTAATCGTAATTATTTTAACAGAACCATTAACAGCATTATTACGTACTGCTGCAGTATCGGGAGAAGTTGCCCAATTATTTGGTACAGGTATAAAATTAGTAGACTCAAATTTTACAATATCACTTGGTTTAATAGTATACAAATATTTCCAGACATATCCATCACCACTTGTTCCTGCTGCTCTTGGTTCTAAGTCAATAAATGTTGGTTCATCTAAAGAAGATTTACCATTAGGTGTTTCGGGAGTTGAACCATTCTGAAGACATATGTAAACTCTATAATCTGCATTAATTACATAATATGATGCTTGATATAGATTTGTTGCTCCAGAAACTTTGGCAGTATTCGTTCTACTATAATCAGAGCGATACATGTCATAAACTGTACCAGATTGCCATTCTCTTCTTGTCACTACCTGTCTAACATCTGCTGCAGTAATCTTCTTCAAGGCAAGCATAGTATCCCAATATTCATTCTCATCATTAAATGAATCTTTGGGAGCTGGCGGATTATTATCCCAATCAGTCTGAATATCAGTAGGGTTAGGTAATCCTATCCAAGAATAGTAAGAATTTGTACTCGAAGATACTCCAGCAACGAAGTTCTTTGCGTTTAATATTCTAATCTGATCAGTTATAATCGCAGACATTTGACAGAAGTTTTTATTTATTTATTAAAGATTATATGGATGGGTAAATCGTAATAGAACCACCCATAGCAACATGGGCTGTACATTGATACCAAACTTCATTTGGTGCATTAAATGGAACCTCAAATATTAAAGTTCCATTACTAACATCATTATTAGTAACCCCATTACTATAAGCCACTCCTACTGAGCCATTAACAGTATTCTGAATCCTAAATGGATGAGAACCCATGTTATTTACAAACTCATACTTTTGCCCTCTTGCTAAGTAAAGGGTTGGATCATTAGTAACTTCAGTTAATCCAATACCAATAAAGGTATAGTGGTTAGTACCATCTGCACCTAATACGAATTGATTGGCAGTAGTGATTCCTGATAATGTTCCACCATTACCACTAAATGAAGTGGCACTAGCAATACCAGTCGTCAGTGTTCCATTGTCTGTAGTCTCTAATTTTTTAGTTCCATTAAAAAACAAATCTATTGAGCTACCTTCACTTGCCTCCAAATAAGACTGTGAGTCAGAATAAGTTCTAAGTTTAGTGGAGTTTGAACGTATGTTTAAATCACCTCCAGGTGCATTTCTAATATAAGAATTATTGGTAGCATCATGCCATATCCATAAATCGTCAGTATCACCTACTGTTATTACTACATTATTTGGAACTTTAATTTCCCCCTTAGCATGGAGTCCATAAGCAGTTATTGAACCACCACTACTAACATTAGCAGTTTGTGTTGCACCAGATATAGTCGTAATACCAGTAGTGGCCATAAAACCACTAGCATTAGCTTTTACAAAACTAATAGCGTTATTTTTACTATTAATCTCAGTATCATCAGAACGAACCTCTAATGTGAAACTATTATTCTTAATATGAGTATCAGCACCAGCATTATGATATATCTCAAAATCATCATCAGTTCCTATGAATATACTTTTATTATCAGGAATCTGAACACCAGAATTAGCTTTAACATCACCAGTGAATGTTGATACACCAGCAACAGTTAAAGAAGGAAGACTTGCAGGTATCTCCAAAGTAGGTGATAAGGTAGTAGTCGAACCTGCACCTAATAAACTATAAAGTTCATCAAAATTACTATTAATCTTTGCTGCACCAAGCAACAGACTATTACCTGTGCCGTCGTCTGGTGCTGCCCCTGTTGATATTCCTAACTTTGCCATTTTATGTTCTAATAGAGCACTAGATTTAAAAGTATTTAGATAATATAATTAACAGACTTCAAATGATTTGTCCGTTGTACCACAGGCCATGTAGAAATTCCACTAATGCCATTATCGGGATAAGTGCTATATTCAGAATTTTCAGATCTTCCTACTAAGGTAATCTTACCCCAACTAAAGTTACCGAAGAAATTAGATGCTGTCATAACTCCAACAAATCCACTTCCAGCACCTTCACCATCATTATCAAAGGTGAAATTAGTAGAATCAAATGTAAGATTTGAAGAACCAAAAGTAACTGTTGAAAGACCACTTATGTTTGCATAAACTCTTCGGATGTAAGTATTTCCTACTCCCACAACATCTCTTTGCTGAATAGTAGAAGCACTTACTTGATAAATGTTATCAATAAATTGTGTTCCAACTCCAATAACATTATTATTAATATCTTTGGAAGTTATAGACGTACTTCCTATACCTGCATTTGAAGCATATACCATAAAGTAATCTCCAACATCCAATGAACTTATTGTAACTGCAGTTCCAACTAAATCTTCATCCCTCATATCCGAGTATGTTGGGATATAAAGATCCATAATCATTTTATCAATCAGACTTTGTGTTGTAGTTCCAAATCCAACAACAACACCATAATCTCCAATATAGGAATCTACATTATTAGTTTCAGAAACTAATGTAGGAGGTTGAATCAAGACTTGTGCACTATCAACATATCCAGTTCCAGCGAAGGAAACAACCACTCCTGTAACTGTTCCTGCAGCAGAGACTGTAGCAGTAGCAGTAGCAGTAGAACCGTAACCAACAGGATTAGATACAACTACGCTTGGAACAGAGTTATATCCGCTTCCACCATCAAGTATATTGATAGAGGTAATTGAACCACCCGCAGAAACAATACATGTTGCAGAAGCACCTACCTTAGAATCCTGAGATGTTAAAGTAATCTTATTCTGGAATGATAAATTTGAATCACTTTCATTCTTAGAATCAAAGAATGGTCTTACATTATCAACAAATAATTGAGTTGTTGTAACTCCAACTGACTTAATAACGAAAGCAGAAGGATTAATACGTGGTTCATACAATGACCTATCCTTACCAAGGGGTTTTCCGTTAAGAATCATATCCTCGGTTTGTCTTGTCCAAACAACAGGTTTTTCTAAATTAGGATCTCCAGTAATACCTGGTCCATAATATGGCATAGTATCTACAGTATTTGTAGATTTAATCTTAGTAACTGTTCTATCTTCTTCCTGCAAATATCCAGGTAGTGGATCATATGCACTTGGAGTTAAAATGTCACCAGGTTTAACTGATTCAACAACATCTCTAAATTTAACATCTTGATCACCACTACCCTTATAGAAGACT